CTAAACCACGTCATCCAGAAGCACCTCAAGAAGGCGAAGAGGTTATGTATGTTGATCTCTCAAGAGAGAAACTAGAGAGATTATATGATGAAAACTAGAGGATGTTGCGGAGCAGGATGTTATGACTGTCCATTCAGACCACCAAGAACCAAACGGTGAGAGCACTACAATCAAAGAACTATTGATTGGGTGTACAATAATATTTGTTTTCACTACTATTTGTTTCCTGGTTATGCTTGCAGGAATGCTTTAAATATATAATACAAACTGAGGTAAACTATGTCTTGCAATCTTCGATCTAAAATTTTAGAAGCCCTTCGTGCTGATGCAGAAGGTAACATTGCTAAAGCAAAGGCAAATGTTGAAGTCTATCTTCATCAACCTGTAGGTATTGGTGAACATCCTGATGTTCTTGGTGCAATTCAAGAACAACTAGATATCATCGCACATGAGGAGGAGAGAATAGAAGTTCTGGAAGAACATTTTGGGGTTCGTGATGATGATGTTGATGTTGATTGGACCGCATAATTGTGATATAGTAAGAGGGTTAACACCCTCTTTTTTTATGATTGGAAATTTAGAACCAGAAGAAAACGTCATGGAAAATTCTGTTGTAGATCAAATCGCTAGAGCAGTAAACAAACTAGGATGGGAAGTTGGAGATTCCATCGTAGTAGAAATTGGCGGAACTCAAGTCTCTGGTATTGATGTAGGTGAAGAGTACAATAAAAAGTGGCAGTCACCTAAAGGTACGCGCAAGTATAATAAGGATGCCTTTATTGTAGTCAAAAACCTTAATAGAGCTTCCTTTGAACCATCAAAACCAATGGATGAGTTTAGTCCAAAGCACAAATATTCTAAATAAATTTTAAATTTGATTGGATATGTTTATCATTTATTCAAAGGAAGGATGTTCCTATTGCACACAAGTCGAACAGGTGTTACAGTTAGCAGAACTTAAGTACGTTGTTTATAAACTTGGCGTAGATTTTACCAAAGATCAGTTCTATACAAAGTTTGGCAAGGATGCTAGTTTTCCAAGAGTGCTTAAGGATGAAAATATACTCGGTGGATGCGCCGAAACAGTAAAATATTTACGGGAGCAAAAATTAGTCTAATGGAACAAAACCTCATCGACATCTATGATCTTGTTGAACACGCAATCGATAATGCATTTGATGGTCAGATGAACTTAAAGTTCTATGATTATTTAAAATCTAGTAAAATTAAAAAGCACGAAGTAGATTCTTTTATCAAGAGCTCTACCGCCGCTGAACTTAGTGATCTGACAATGGAACTTGATGAGTATCTCAAAGGTGGTGCTGACAGTGAACACAAGCAGTTGAGAGAGGGTTATGGTCATATTCCCAAACCCCAAGCAAGAAAAATTAAAACATACTTGTATGGAATTCTAGAAGATGCCTGGAGGTATAGTAATGACCGAAGACCTGGACGAAGAAAAAATCAATCTAAATAAAGAGACTACCCATATTAATCGTGGGTTTGAATTATTATTAAGAAATAGGAGGAGAGCACCAAAACCAAAAACTTTTCAAGTGAAGTTTGGTAAGATGATCTCCTTTTTAAGAAGAGAGTTTCATTTTTACTTTGAATTTCACATAGACGTAAAAAAGGCAAACTCTCAGGAGGTGTAACATGGAATCAGCAACACCGTATATCTTATTCTTTTGTGGAGCAGGAATCATCGGTTCCTTTTTTATCGGACTTATGGTAGGATGGTTTGGAAACGATTTGGTATATGCTTTCCTAAACAAGGCTAAGCAACCAGTTATGCATCCAGAGATGTTTGATGAAAATGGTAACATGCTCCCCGATGAAATTTTAGCTGTAAGATTTGAAAACGATTATGAGCCCGACGAAGACAACGACGACGAATAAGTCTAAGACCACTACTACAAGAAAGAGAGTGGCAAAACCAAAGACTACAAATACACCTATTCCAGATCTCCCTACAAATCCATTTGTTTTTGAGATTCTTGAAGTTGTTTCTAAACAACGAACCAAAGCAAAAAAAGTAGAGGCACTGAAGAAGTATGAGCATGATTCACTCAAAGTGATTTTTGTGTGGAACTTCGATGAATCTGTAGTTTCTCTTCTTCCTGAGGGTGAGGTTCCTTATGGTGACGTGAAAGATCAGAATGTTTACTCTGGCACCCTTTCCGATAATCTCTCAAGAGAAGCATTAGGCGGTGAGGCTGCCACTAAACAAGACCTGCAAGGGCAAGGAAGAACCTCCCTGCGTCGTGAGTACCAAAACCTCTACCACTATGTCCAGGGAGGCAACAACACTCTCTCAACGATTCGTAGAGAAATGATGTTCATCAATCTTTTGGAGGGCCTTCATCCAAAAGAATCAGAACTTCTTTGTCTTGTTAAAGATGGAAAGTTGTCTGACAAATATAAAATTACTCTTGATGTTGTGAAGGAAGCATATCCTGACATTCAGTGGGGTGGTCGTTCATGACAGTAACAGTCGAAAAGGATCAAGAACATCAAGAAAAAGAAATGGCAGAGTTCGGATCGGATCAGAATAAATTGAATCCCTCTGATTATGGATGTCAAATTCTCTTGGAAAAGACTACTTTAGATAGTGCGAATGATAAAAGTTTCCCTACTGATGCCAGATTAATCTGGTATGTTGTGGACGGGAAGGAGCACATTGACTTAACTCGATGCGGTAAAACTTCAAAACTTTTTGACTTGTACTATGACATGTATGGAAAAGGTGCTGTACAAAAAATTGATTTTGGATATGGATCAGTCAATCCCAAGTTGTGGGGAGTAAAACCTAAAAAAGAAAAGAAAAGAAAATGAGTGATGAATTTCTCAAGGAACAAATAAATGCACTTATTCGGGATGAAATTCAAGAGGTCATTAATGACTATGTTGATTCTGAAGATGAGGTGAAAAAAAGTGGCCTTGGATTCGTTCCGAAGGAGGATGAAAAAGAATTCAAGGTCAACATCTCTAATGATGAAGTTGACAAACTCATCAAAGAATATAAAAAAATAAAGAAGAAAGAGAAATCAAACTTTTCTCAAATCAAAAGACTTGGATTGGTCGATAAGAATGGTAAACCATTGACTTGACATCCAAAGTAAATAGTACTATGCTTTTAACCATGCATTATCAATATCATGTATAAACCATACTCACCAGAGTGGCATCGCAAAAGATTTCTAAGAGAATCACTAGATCTATACTTTGACAATTATGTTGAAGCCGATGTGATTTACGCAGATATTATGGATATTATTCATGAGAGATCCGAAGATGCCAATGCTGAATTGCGAAGGGCATCAGACTTAGAATCCAAACTCAAAAGAAAAAAGTAACATGCTTTCTACTCAATACAGACTTAGACTAGAGTCCATTTGTAGATGTATTGCGAACAAAGAAGAAGTTCCTCTTGATGATATGATTTGGGCAGAGAAACTTGCCAAGGCACATACCCTTGCAAGAGATTGGTTGCAAAAAGCAAGACGCCAGGCTGCTCAGGATATTCAAGAAGGTAGCATGGATGATTTTATGAATAGGATGGGACTAGGAGACCCCGACCCATCCAATCACAAAACGGGGTTCAATGGTGCAGATGAAATTGTAGATTGGTTTCAAAGAGACAAACCTGATGATTGGAGACAACGTGACTGAAAAAATCACTCCTCAAACATATATTGATATGAATAAAGAGTTTGAGGAAGATGGTACTATGGTAAGGATTGAAGTTCCTACACAGGAATCAATTGATAAGTGGTTGAATCGTAAAGAGGATATTCACTCACGAACTGTAGAACCAGTTGATATGGTTGCTCAAATGTGGGAACAACACAGAAAGAAAGAAAGAGGGAGGGACCAGATGCAAGCACTAGTGTATTCAAATGGCAGTCAAGAGTCTGATAGGGCCAAGATGGTTCTTGAAGCCTGTGATCAAAATGTAAGGGAGTTTTTACTTGGGGTTGATTTTAGTGATAAACAGTTTCGTGCAGAGTTTGGTAGTGAGGCAGAGTATCCGCAAATCGCAATCGGACTCAATCACCGAGGAACCTTGAAAGAAACACTCAAGTATATGAGTGATACTGGAATGTTTTTGTAAAATGTCATGACTGGATTTGGAAAAAAACCTACTGTAAAAGTTGATGATCAGGATGAATATGTCCGGTTATCAAAAAAATATAGAAGTATTAAAAAACGTGCTAATTCTTCCATCCATGAAATAAACCGTATGGATGGAAAAGAACCAAAGATTGATTGGACTGAGTACGATCAAGAGGTAGATGAGTATTATGAAAATAATCCGATAGAATATGCAGAGGAGACCTACCAAAATAGCTTAGAAGATTTCCTGTCAAGCAGGGGAGATGGTCATGAACATGAATATATTGGGGACGGAGATGACTAATTTGGTATCACATTATACCGAACTACTTGACTATATACTATATGGGGTCTATAATAGACCTGTCGTTCATCCCGAAAGGGACGCAAGTAAGTCGCGGAACGGAGCGTTCATCCCATGATTGATCTGTTACTGTATTCCTCTATATCTTGTGCTGATGCTGATGCAATTATGCTCAGAATCAAAAAGCATGAGGATCTACCTGAGGTAGTTAGAGTTGAATTAGTCGAGACCGTCAAGGAATCGACACCAGATTGTTATTGGGACGCAAACGACTAAAGGAACGGGCCTAAAAATCCAACTACTTTAGGAGTAATCTCATGAACACCTTAAATTTGATTCGCAAGCAGATCAACAAAGCTGCTGCACTTCACGACGCTCAAATCTCTCACACCTCATATCGTGGTGTTGAGTATGATACTCGTTGTGTAGAATCGAAAGAAACTCACGGTACATTTTGCTATCGCGGCAAGACTTACACCAAGTGAGTTACAGAGAGAGGGTTAAAAACCCTCTCTTTTTTTGTCTTTATGTTACAATTTAACAAATATTAGTGAATTAACACAAACTCTTATAGATATGATAGAATTGAAAAGAGGACTTATGTAACCAAAAATTTTTTTTAATATGTTGGTATGTCCTTTTTAAAGTGTAATGGAGGACATTATGCACAATCTTATTTCTTATAATCAATTAGCAGGTTGGAGACAAAGTGTAGAGCGATTAACAAAAACTTTAGACCGTTCCATGGAGGAGTCTGACCTAATAAATGACTATTATAATTGTCTTATAGAATGCGATGATGACCAGGCGACATGTAAAAGAATTTGTAGGAGGATGCTAAGCTAAGTCTAATTTCGCATATGAGGGGTTGCGGCCCCTCTTTTTTTGTGTTAGTATGTTTACACCATAACTCACATTCATGGATAAAGAGAGTTTAAAACTGATCATCAGAAATCTTGAGTCTGTGCTAGAGTGTCTGAAGTCGGAAGTATATTCTGATGTTGATGCTTATAAAGCAGAGAACTTTGATGATCCCCCATCAAACTATATAATTGATTACGACGAAGTATTTGAAGATGACGATGACTGAATCAGTAAAATTAGTTTCTGTTACTCCTGATGCAGAAAAGACCATGGCTTACATTGCCAGGGTTTCTAATCCTGCAAATCAGGACAATGATAAATTTGCAGGTCTCTTGAGGTATTGTATTAAGCACAATCATTGGTCTGTTTTTGAACAGTCCACAATGACCCTGGAGATTTCTACAACCAGAGCAATCGCGGCCCAAATACTGAGGCACCGTAGCTTCACATATCAAGAGTTTTCCCAGCGGTATGCTGACAGTTCTCTGCTTGGTGAAACGATTCCTTTGCCTGAACTTCGTAGACAGGATACAAAGAACCGTCAGAATTCGATTGACGATCTCGATCCTTTTGAAGTTCAGAAAATGGAGATGCAGATGAAGACTCTGTTTGATTCTTCGATGGCACTGTATCAGCAGATGTTGGGTCGTGGAGTGGCAAAGGAATGTGCAAGAATGGTGCTTCCATTATGTACGCCTACCAGAATCTACATGACGGGCTCATGCAGATCATGGATCCATTACATAACTCTGAGATCTGCTAACGGAACTCAGAAGGAACATATGGACATTGCTGAAGCATGTAAGAAAGTTTTCATTGATCAGTTTCCTTCTGTCTCCGAAGCCCTTGAGTGGGTCTAAATATTTCTACACATAATTCTACGCATGGCAACATACCCTGTTATTAACAAAGTCACTGGTGAACAAAAAGACGTAAAACTCAGTGTTCATGAATGGACAAAGTGGTGTGAAGACAATCCTGATTGGCAGAGGGATTGGTCGGATCCAACAACTGCACCGAGTTCTGGAGAACTTGGAGAAGTTTATGACAAACTCAAAAAGTCTCATCCAGGGTGGAATGATGTCCTTTACAAGGCGTCGAAAGCGCCTGGCTCCCGAGTAAAACCTGTTTAATTAATCACTTATGCCAAGAAAAAGAAAAGTATCTGATGCACCAATCGGAGTTGGCTTGACTGCCAAACAAATGAAGAGAAAGAAACCAATCAACTCCGATTTTCTTCGTGAAATTGAACCCCTAACAGAGAATCAAAAAGTTTTATTTGATTCTTATGATGCTGGTAAAAACGTTGTTGCGTATGGCGCAGCAGGAACAGGTAAAACATTTATAACCCTCTACAATGCTCTCTGTGATGTCTTAGACCCAACGACACCATACGAAAAAATCTACCTCGTCAGGTCCCTTGTGGCCACCAGAGAGATCGGTTTCCTCCCAGGGGACCATGAAGATAAGTCTTCCCTTTACCAGATTCCATATAAGAATATGGTGAAGTACATGTTTGAACTTCCTACTGAGGCAGACTTTGAGATGCTGTATGGCAATCTCAAAACTCAAGGAACTATTTCATTCTGGTCCACAAGTTTCATTCGCGGAACAACACTTGACAATGCGATTGTTATTGTTGACGAATTTCAAAACTTAAATTATCATGAACTTGATAGTATTATTACCAGGGTTGGTGAAAATACCAAGATCATGTTCTGCGGTGACGCGACTCAATCTGATTTGTTAAAACAGAATGAGAGAAATGGTATTGTAGATTTCATGAGAATTCTTCGACTTATGCCATCAGTCGATATGGTTGAGTTTGGAGTTGAGGATATTGTCAGATCTGGATTGTGTAAGGAATACTTAATTGCGAAATTAGAACTTGGCTTATGACATTTATTCATCATAATTATCTCGGTGATCTTGAACTAAACAAAAAAGAAACCAATGGCATCCGTCTCTACAACCTTCCTAGTGGAGATTGGGTGCCTTCTAT